CCCGTATCGCACCATCCCGGTGGATGGTCAGATTCCTGTGGCCGACACCGGCGTTACCATCACCTGTCCGGCGGGCGATTATCCGCTGGGTACCACATACCAGTTCGACCTGCTTGCCCCGGTGCCCACCATCGCGGACGTTATCAACGCATTGACCATCCCGCTGGAAACAGTAGACCCGGAATTTGTCTACGTGGTCGGTCCGTCTGATTCCGTGGATTGGGCCGCCATGGGCGCACTGGCCGACGACCTGTGGAACCGGCACCGTCCCACGTTCTTCGTGTGTGAGGGCAGACTGCCCGCAGCCGGTGAAGATCTGAACGACTGGGTTACGGCCCTGAAGCAGGAACGCATGGGGTTTGCCCACCGTTTCGTCAGTGTGTGCGTGGGATTCGGCGAGATCAGCGACCGCACCGGCCTGCGCAAGCTCCGCAATGCCGGAGGGCTGCTGGCCGGGCGTATCATGGAAGTACCTGTGCAGCGTGATATCGGCCGGGTGCGTGACCAGGGCATCACCGGCATCTCTCTGCCGGAAGGGTACACCGAAGCCATGCAGAGCGAACTGGAAGAAGCCGGATACATCACGCTCACCCGTTATGCCGGTTTGCAGGCCGTGTATTGGGGAACAGCCCGGACCATGGCGGATTCCACCAGCGACTATCAGCGGCTTGAAGTGCTGCGTGTGACGTTCAAGGCCGTGCGCCTCATGCGTCTGCAGGCGCTCAAATCCCTGAAGGATGAACTGGGTGACCCGCTGCAGGGCGCTGACGCCAGTGGTTTGGCCTATCTGCGGGCCAACCTTGAAAACGCGCTGGATACCATGGTCAAGGCCAAGCCCAAGGAGCTGGCCGGATACCTCGTCTCAATCCCCATGGATCAGGACTTCGTCAACAATGGCGTGGCCACTGAAACTACCCTCATCGGCATCCCCATCATTGATACCATCAAACTGTTTTCGTCCTACGTCTACGCGGGTGGCAAGTTCGATCCGCGCATGGCGGGATAGGGAGCTAACACATGGCAGAGAATGCAACCGTCACTGTCAACGGTGCCGTGCATGACTGGGAGAGCGTCAGCATCACCGGTCCTCACGGTACCTTTGTCGGGATCAGCGAACTTAACTGGAAGGCCAGCCAGAAAAAGAAACGTGTGTACGGCAAGGGCGCTGTTTCCGTGGGAGCCGCACGCGGCAACTACGAGGCCAGCGTGGATATGACCCTGTTGGTCAGCGAGTATCAGGACCTTGTCGGCGCATTGCAGAACGGCATCTTCAAGTCCGTGTTCGACGTGGCGCTCGCCTTTGAACCGGACGGGGCCAAGCAGCACGAAGTGGTCCTGAAGGGAATCCTCATCGACGACGTGGATGAAGGAGCCAAGCAGGGCGATGAAGAAGTAACCGTCAAACTGTCCGGCACCGCGCAGATGATCATGCGTGATGGTGTGGCGGACTACCAGTAAGGAGCCAACATGACCAAGGAAAGCCTCTTGGATGCCGCACCGCAGGAGATCATGGAACACAACGGTGTCCAGTTCCATGCGTTCACCGCTGAGTATGAGAACTTTGACCGCAGGGAGGTGAAGCATACCTTCCACTTTGCGCAGCCTGGTCGACGTCACCTCATCACCCTGTCCAAGGCTGAGAAGTCCAAGCAGTTCGACGCACTGGAAAACGTGCTGGCTCAGGTTGTCCACCCCGACCAGCGGGCAGACCTGAAGGCCGTGCTCAAGGCCGAACCCGTCCTGACCACCTCGTATGCCGATGCCATTCTGCGTCGTTGCGGGGCTCAGTCCGTTGAACTGGGAAACTAACAACCATCAGGGCGGCGTTAGAGAGTAACGCCGTCCTGACCTACTCGGACCTTATCCGCTATTGGCTGCGGGAGCCACCGGCCGAAGACATGGATGAATTCGCGGAACAGGCCGCACGGGCCTTGAACATGGAACACCGGTTCATGCGACAGCAAGCCGCCATTACCGCCAACATTATAGCCTCTGCTTACGGTTCAAAAGGGTAGTAACATGGAAGTCTTCGACGTCTTTGCCACATTCAGCCTGATGGACAACATCTCCGGGCCGCTCAAGCGGGTCCGGGAGTCCTTTCGTGCGACCAAGTCGGAAGGCTCGTCGTTGTCTCAGGCTATGGGCAATCTGACCAAGAGGCTTCTGCCCTTGGCGTTGGCCGCTGGGGTGGTGTTAGGGGCCTTTGCCCCTGCTATCGGCGTTGCGGCAGAGTTCGAGGCCGCCATATCCGGCCTTGGGGCCATCAGCCGGGCGAGCGCTTCCGATATGCAGCTGATGCAGCAGTCGGCCCTTGATCTGGGGGCCAGCACCGCCTTCTCCGCTGCACAGGTTGTGGAAGCACAGACGGAGCTGGCCAAGAAAGGCTTTACCGCGAACAAGATCGTCGGAGCCATGCCCGGCCTGCTTGATCTGGCGGCCGCAGCACAGACCGATCTTGCCACAGCGGCCACGGTCACGTCCGGTGCACTCAACTCGTTCCAGATGGACGCGGCCAAGGCCGGAAAGGTGGCGGACATCATCGCCGCCGCGTCCACCACGAGTGCCACGGATGTGGAAGGGCTGGGCATGGCGCTGCAGAACGCCGGTGCCATCGTCGCCAGTTCGGGAGAAGATTTTGCGCTACTCGCGGCAATAACGGGCAAGCTGGCAGATGCCAACATCAACGCCGCCGTGGCGGGCACCGCAACCAAGATCATGTTTACCCGTCTTGCCGCTCCCACCGGCGAAGCCGCCACCGCATTGCAGAAGCTGGGCATCAACACTCGTGATGCACAGGGCAACATGCTTCCCTTCCTGTCTGTGATGGGGAACCTTGAAACTGCATTGGCAGGCATGGGTACCGGCGAAAAGGCCGAGTACCTTAAGAAGATTTTTGGGGAAGAAGCAGTCGGCTCCGTTACCGCTTTGCTGAGCAAGGGGGTAACCAGTCTTGGAAACTATGCGGACTCCCTGCGATCCAGTGCCGGTGCTGCTGCCGAAATGGCAAGCAGGCAGTTGGACAACCTCAAGGGCTCCATCACCATTCTCGGTTCCGGGTGGGAAGGGCTGTCCATCAGCATTGGTTCAGTATTCACCCCGGCGCTTACAATTGCCGTCCGAGCTGTAACTACCCTTGTCGGCTGGCTCAACGTGCTCGCCTCGCACCCCGTCGGCAAGGCCGTGCTGGCCGTAGCAGGTGGCTTGGCCGCTGTCATAGTGGCCGTCACTCTGTTCAGCGCCGCAACATGGGCCGCAACCGCTGCCATGGGAGCACTCAACATCGCCATGCTGGCCAATCCGGTCGGGCTACTCGTGGCCGGGCTTATCGCCGGGGCCGTCCTCGTTATTGCGTATTGGGATGAGCTCAAGGGAACATTTGCCCGTATTGGTGATTTCTTCGCCCCGGCTATGGCTGAGGCGCAGGCTTTTGCAGATGTCTTCTCCGGTGAACTGGGAGCCGCCTTCATGCAGCTGGGAGACGCACTTGGAGAGGTGTGGGACGCTATGGCGGACTCTTTCAGCATGGTGGGCGAGGCCCTTGCTGAGGTCTTCAGCCTGCTGGGATCTGAAGGAGATGAAAATATCTCTTTCTGGCGCACGTTGGGCGAGATCGTCGGCGTGGTCGTGGGCGGGGCATTCAGAATGCTGGCTGCGGCCGTTCGTATGGCCATCGTCCCCATCAAGATGGTCACCAGCGTCATAAGCACCATGATCAGCTACTTCAAGGGTGATATTTCCCTGTACGAGTCGGGCCGCAGGCTCATCGGCACCTTTGTGGACGGTATTACCTCCATGGCCAAGGCTCCGTTTGAAGCTGTTTCCTCCATTCTTGGCCGGGTGCGTAATCTGCTGCCGTTTTCGGACGCCAAGGAAGGCCCGCTGTCTCAGCTCACACTCTCTGGCCAGAAGGTCATGGACACGCTGGGCGAAGGCATCACCGGGGCCGCACCGCAGTTGCGGGCCACGGCGGTGGATGCGCTTTCCGGCGTGGCCATTGCCACCGAGCAGGCCCCGAATGCCGCAGCTGCCAGCGCCAAGGGAGCGCAGAGCGAGCAGGGGCGTCAGCAGGCCCGCCGTGAGGGCGGCCGTGTCGTTATCCAGCATCTGTCCGTAACCCTGCCCGGTGTGAAGGATGGGGACGGCTTCGTGGCTGCGCTGCAACGTCTTGTGGCGGAATTCGACGGTTCCACGTCCGGACTCAGCCAGATGGAGGAGGCATAGCATGGATGGCTTGTTGACCTTCGAGCACGGCGAGATCCGCCTCGGCGATACTCTCGTGCCGGGTGTCCTGCAGCGTCTGAGTGTTGGCGGCAGAGTCCGGTACGACGAGGCCCAGCAGGACGGCCTTTCCGGCAAGACCAAGACTCCCATGGGCTGGGAAGATAGCGAGGTTTCAATCTCGCTGCTTCTGCTCACGGATGATGACAGTGATTGCTTTGACAAACTGGCCGAGCTGAACCGCCTGTTCAAGGGCCATGACAATGCCGCCAACCCCCGCGTGCTGCGTGTGGCTAATCCGCACCTTGCCGCGCGGGATGTGGATCAGGTGGTCTTTGATTCGCTGGATTCCAGCGAAGGCAACGATGACGACACCGTTGAGGCGACTTTGCGCTTCATGGAGCATCGTCCGCCTATTCAGATTTCCGAGCAGCGGGCGACCAGCGTAGCCGGTACTGCGCCCACCAGCTCCACGGCCACGGAACCGGGGCTTTCCCCCAGCATACTGGGGGGCCGCTGATGAACCTGCAACAGAACGCGATAGCCGGAATCAATGTCCATGTCGTCATTGACGGCATGGTGGTGGCTCGTTGCCCCCGGTGTGTTGTTTCCTTCGACCGCTATACCGTCACAAGTTACGGCGAGATTGATGTGCCTGATCCTGAAGGCGCATTGATGCAGCGCGTGAAGCCTGGTCAGCCCGTGTCAGTCCGCTTTGGCTACCGGGGCCAGCCCGCGCGGGAATGGATCGGCCTTGTGGATGGATGGCGGCCGGGGCTTGGCCGCAACCGCGACCAGATCACTGTGCAGGTGCTTGGCCCGGAGTTCGTACCTTTCATGCGCACCCGCGTAACGGAAGCCTACATGGATGAAACGGCTGATGTGCTTGCCCGGCTTATTCTGGCCAAGACCGGTTGCACTGTCGGCACTGTGCAAGTGCCTGCCGTGAATCTGCACCGGTTCACACTCAGCGATGTGCCGGTGTGGCAGGCCATGGAACAACTGGCCCACAGCTGCGCCATGGCCCACGGGCAGGATCTGAGCCGCCACGCCCTCTGGCTGGATGACACCGGGGCAATTCAATACGGCCCGCACGATGATGAGTCGCAGGTGTTGCCTGTTATCGCCACCGGCGCGGGCCTGATTGCGCATAACCCGGCTCAGTCTCCCAAGGCGCGAGGCTGCGTGGAAACCTTTCTGTTACCCGGCATGCGTGATGGTCGTCTGTTCAAACTGCAGGATGCCCGGCGCGGTGTTGATGCTGAACTCAGGGCCGTACATGTGGAACACCGCACAGAGCTTAACAAAGCCCGGACGTGGCTCTGGTACGGAGGCGAGTATGAACGGTTTTAGGGGGTGTTCTCAAGGGTTTTGAAAGTTAGTTGGTGATCTAATGTTGATTTTTCGTCCAAAACTACAGTGTATTGCTTGTCATTTATTTCAAGGGAGTGCCGCCCGCCTTCTGTTAGTGTTTCAAACCAAGGATCGTCGGGCAGGCAGTAGATATGAAAGAATTGCATACTGTTTGTTCCTGCATCACCTTTTCCCAATATATCTATAGGGCGGGAGATTCGGGACACTTCAATTTGGCTTCCATCAACTTTTATCAAGGTCATGCCAAGCTCCTTAACGAATGAGTAATGTTCAGCTTTTAACTCTTCTGCAACGTGTTGTCGAGTTGGCCATGCCCAACCTGCGTAGCTACTACCGCGTTACCCGCAAGGCCAAGGTGGTGCAGAGCTATGCCAGCGATGGCCGCTACTGGGCGGACGTGCAGCCCCTGCGAAACGATGACACCCCGGACCCGAAAGAGCCGGTCGTGCCGAAGGTGGAGATTCCTATCCTGTGGGGCGGCCCGGAGCGTGGGGTGGTCTGCCCGCCCATGGTCGGTACCCTGTGTGACCTGAGCTACTACGATGGCGACCCCAACTATCCGCGCATTGCAAATTTCCGCTGGGAGGGCAACGCCGCCCCGGCCTGTGAAGTGGGCGCGTTCGTGATCCAGCTGGACCCGACCACCTACATCAAGATTGATGCGGGCAAGAATCTCATAGAGGTCACCCCGGCTAACCGGGTGGCCACGGTGGGCGGCAACAAGACGGAAACCATCGGCGGAGTGTGGGCCATCAAGGCTCCGCTCATCATTCAGGAAGGGAACGTGCAGGCAACCGGCGCGGGTGGTGAGGTAGGAACAACAACGGTCAAGGCCCATACACAGCAGGAAGGTAGCATTACCGTGCTGGGGCATGTGCAATGTTCCTCGCTGTCAGTTGCCGACAATGTGGATATTGGCGGCAACTTGAATACAGCGGGGAATAGTTATGCTGGGACGAGGAATGGTGGGGTAGTGTAGTTATTTCCCAGTAAGCCCAAAGTATCGCAATAAAATTTGACCTAACACTGTACCAATTACGCCTGTAATGCATCCCCAAAAGTAACTGCTAACTCCGCCAGTGGGGATAAGGATGTTTGTAAGTTTGCTTATTGGTTTCTGGCTTTCAAGGTAAGCTATTCCGTGGGGTGTTATTGAAATTTCGTATCCACCAGCGCCAAGATATGGCCACTCCATAGTAATAATCCCTTGGGCAGTAAGGATTTCAAGGGTAGCGCAAAAATCTTTTGATAAAAGCTGACGACTTCCTTTACCGCCCTTTCCAAAATTTTCATCGAATTGTTCTCCATATTCTTCAACTTGGGCGTGATCAGGAAATTTTGAAGCTAGAAATTGTAACAAGGCAATCTGTTTTGATTTTTTCATAATACCCCGAAGCGGCAAGGCGAATAGTAGTGACGGACATTTTCGGCCAAGACATAGCTCTCGACACCGAACTGCAAGCCCGCGTTGCGGCCAACGGTGAACTTATCCTCACGGATGGAGCCGACACCGGCGTGCAGGACATCTGGCTGGCCATCTACACCTACATGGGCACACTCTTCTATGACACCGAGTTCGGGAGCCGTATCCCGGACTGGTTCAAGGAAGAAAACACCACGGCCAATAGACTGGGATTTATCGCAGAAGTCAAACGGATTGTGCGTAAAGACCCACGCGTGCAGCCGGGTACAGAACGGTGCTCCATCTCTGCATGGGACAACACCGGCATTACCGCCGAGGCCGCATGGCAGTGGATTGGTGATGACCACCCCTACAACCTCGTGTTCCGGGCCAGTGCCGAAGACGGAGCCGTAAAACTGAAGCAGGTGCTTGCCGATGTCCGCCCAGACGCCTCGACTCTCTAAAACGCTCGATGAATGCCGCCAGATGCTCTTTGCCCGTATCGAAGAGGTGCAGGACGAGTATCAGGCCAAGGGATGGCTGCCGTTGCGCCTGAACCTGAACAAGGGCGTGGTGCGCGGCCTGATCGAGATTTTCGCATGGGGGCTGTATCAGCTGTACCAGTTCCTTGCCGCCATTTGGGTGGAGGGCATCCCCAAGCAGGCCAGCGGTGAATGGCTGGACCTGCACGCAGATCAGGTGGAGCAACCGCGCAAGCAGGCCACCAAGGCCACGGGCAAATTGCGGTTTATCCGCCAGACCACGCAAGGCAACACGCTCATTCCCGCAGGCCGCATTGTGCGCACCATGCCGGATGGCACCGGCGCAACCTATCGTTACATCTCGCTTGCCGACACGGTGATCGCGGAGGGGCAGACCGAAGTATCCGTTGCTGTGGTCGCCGAGGAATACGGAGCCGCTGCAAACTTGACTGCAGGGCAGGCGCTGGAGCTCATCACTCCGGTCAAGGGCATTGCCGCTGTGGAGGTTCGGGCCGATTGGCTGGATACCGAAGGCGCGGATACCGAACCGGACAGACTGGTACAGGCCCGTTATCCCTTGGCATGGCAGGGGAACAACGGCTCCTCGTATCACGTCTACAAGCGGGCCGCGCTGGGAGTAACCGGTGTGGTGGCCTGTACCGTGCTGGATCAACATCCCCGTGGCCAAGGCACAGTGGACGCGATCATCAAAGGCGCGGCTGGCATTCCCACCGCAGACCTGCTGGAGAAAGTGCGGGCCGCCATCGATGCCGAGGTTTTCGTGAATGATGATCTGCTTGTCAAAGCCCCACAGGCCATTGCGGCGGCTATTGCCGGAACCCTGTTCCTGTTACCCGGCACGGTGGTTGAAACCGCGCTGGCAGAAGCGGAAAAGCGCATTCGCGCGTTGTTCACGGACCCGACAACCGTTTCGGGCATATCTCCCCTGCAGATTGGAGAGGATCTGGCATTGGACCGGCTCACAGCTGCGGTCATGGCGGTACCCGGCGTCAAGCGTGTGGAATGGACCAGTCCGGCAGCGGATGTGGTCGTGCCTGACGATGGTTTGGCCATTCTGCAATCATTGGCGCTCATCCATGTGGAGGAAGCCGCATAATGGCCCGCGTCTTCTGGCCATACTTCCGCGATGTGCTGCGCTGGCCGCTCATCTTTCGTCCCGGCCCGCTGGCGGCCTTGGTGGAGGGGATAGCCCGTGTCTTTGATGACGTGCGCGAGGACATCCTCTGGCTTCGGGATCAGCTCAACCCTGCCACCTGTGAAGCTGATGGCGTTGACGAGCTGGCTTCCGGACGCGGCATAGAGCGTCATCCTCTGGAAACGGCTGCACAGTTCCGTAACAGAGCCGTTGCAGCCTATGCGTGGCACCGGCAGGCGGGCAAGGTGCGCGGTATGTCCCGTATATTGGAACACTACGGCTATCCGGGATGCTCCATCCGTAACATGCGTGATGACGACCCGGAGCGCTGGGCCGAGTTCATGCCTGTTGTGCCGATCGGCGGCGGGCTGGATGTGCAGGATTACGCGCTCATTACATGGGCGGCACAGGAAACCAAACCGGCCCGCTCCAAACTGGCTGGGCTGAACACCCGGCACAGAGCCGCCAATACCACAACGCACAGCGCCATGGCGCTCGTGCTGTCCTCCGTGGTGCGGCTGGAATACGAGCGCCCGGACTCTACTGAGGTTGCCGGGGCCATCAGCGTAGCCGGGCACATGCATATTGTCAGCAGAATCAGACTATAAGGAGAGCATCGTGAGCCTTATCATTACTAAAGCGGGCTTGCTGGCCCTGAATGCGGCAGAAGCATCGGGCGCGAAGCTGCAGGCTACCCATATGGCCGTGGGTGACGGCGCAGGGCAGACCCCGGAACATACCAATGCATCCACCGAGCTCGTCAATGAGGTTTGGCGGGGAGCATTGGACGCCGTCACGCTGCGAGAAGATGGACAGACGGAAAGCGGGCAGGCAGTGGAGTTCCGCGCCCACATCCCTATGACAACAGGCGGCTGGTACATCCGCGAGGTAGCTATCTATGCGGATGATGTGCTGCTGGCCATTGGTGCGCATCCTGTCATGTGGAAGCCCGCTCCGGACGATCCCACCAAGCTGGAACACACCATCTATGCCCCTGTGGTGTTCGGCAACGCCGGGACTCTGGCGCTGACCATTGACCCGTCCAAGGTGCTCGCCACGCGGCAGGCCGTGGAAGAGGAGATTGCGGCGCATAACAATAGCCCGGAAGCTCACGGCGAAGCCTTTCAAGCCCTTGCTGGGCATATTCAGGACAAGGACGACCCGCATGCAACGCTGCCTCCCGGTGGCGAAGCGGGGCAGGTGATCATCAAGCAGGAAGATGGTTCCCTTGCATGGGAGCCTATAAACGGCACATTTACTGCCCGCATTGTGCTTACCACCTCTGGACTATGGGTTGCCCCCGTCACTGGTTGGTACCGAGTTACGGTTGTCGGCGGAGGCGGAGGCGGAGGGAAAGGTGGGGCCATCGGTGCAACAACTGGTGGCCTTGGCGGCGGTCAAGGTGGACAATCATCGTTTGATGAGGTCGCTGCTCCCGGCGGAGGCGGTGGAGGTGGCGGTGCCAGCAATGCCGGAACTTATGGATATAGCGGCGGGGGCGGCGGAGCTGGGGGCCCCGGTGAGTGTGTCGTTTTCTATGTTCATTTGACGAAAGACCAAAGCTGTAATGTTGTCATAGGAGCAGGAGGCATTGGAGCAACGGCCACCGCCGGCGCAATGCATGGAGGCGATGGCACCGGAGACAAGGGGGGCAAAGGCGGAAGTCAGGCGTGGCAGGGAGGCCAAGGTGCTGCGCGCGGGCAATCCGGCGCTAATGCGACGTATGGCAGCGTGGGGGGCAATGGCGGTAACGGCAGCGATAACGGTACTGGATATGGTGGAGGTGGTGGCGGGGGAGGCGGTAGCGACCCCAACTATCCTAATGATGTGGGGCATGGTGGCTATGGAGTGGACGGGGCATTAAATGGCAGCATACCCACTGCCACCAACGACGGTGGCAACGGTGGTAACGGTGGAAATGGTGCCGTCATTATTGAATACAACGGAGCGGCATAATGGCAATGTTCATTTCATCGGCTGGCAATCCAGAAATATGGGCAGACAAGCCTGATGGTTATTATACCCCCGAAGAATGGGCAGCAAAATACCCTGCTCCCACTCCGCCTGCTCTTGACCGAGGCACTGCCTACAATATGAAACAATTCGCTATCCGTGACGGAGCTGATGCTACGCTTGCTAGCTTGGCCGTTGAATATGGCACGCTTGAGCGTCAGACATGGGACCAGCAATGGCAGGAGGCCGCCGCCCTTTCCGCAGACCCCGCCGCCCCGGCGCCACTGATCCGGGCTATAGCGAATGCCCGTGGAATGGCTCCCGAAGTGCTGGCCCAGCGCATTATTGCCAACCGTGAGGCATGGGTGAAGATTTCCGGCCACGTCGTAGGCCAGCGCCTCGCCTATCAGGACGCACTGGAGGCTACTGCTGCTATCTCCGATGATGCCGAGGCCGTTATTGCCATTCAGGCCATCACTCCCGTCTATACGCTTCCGGTGGCCGACAATGCCTAACGGGTGCGGTGGAGTTGGAACCATTAGCAAGTTCTGGCAGAAGGTGTTTGGTAAGTTGCCCCCTTGGGAAGATTGCTGCACCGAGCACGATCTGGCTTATGAGCAGGGCGGCCCGGTAGAATGGCGGCCTTGGGCTGATGCTCTCCTGCGGGACTGCATGCTGGCAAGAGGCTATCCCGTCCGAGCGTGGTTATACTGGCTTGCAGTGCGGCTCTGCGGTGGTTCCCATTGGGGAACCGTGGATTAGTCCAACCATTGTTCTCTGACAATTGATAGCGATGCAAACGAAAGCGGCCCGGTAGGTGCCGGGCCGCTGGTTTTAGGAGATTCTATCAATCATTTTTGAAAAATCTTCGGATGATTTGATCGTAAATCTCTCTCTCAAGAAAAAACCTTCGTTGGTAAACATTCTTAGTATTGTAAAAGGTTGGTATTCAATAAGTATACTTTTTGAAAAGGTGTAGCATTCATCAAGATCATCAAGGTCAGCACGGTCTTTGTAGTCTAACTTGATGTCAGAGTGGGCATATTCCTTGTCTCTAATGGCTAGCACTCTTTTGATTGCCTCAAACGACTGTAATTTTTTTTCAATATTTGCAACGTGCTTGTTGATGTTCTTTGTTGATTTAAATGCCGGTGAATTTAAATTTTTGAAGGCGGTGTAAATTTGCCCAGAATTGCCAGAAATAAAGCTGTTAATCTTAAAAAAGGAGCACGTTGAACTGTCAAAGCATCTGGAGATTGCAATTACCGACGTTAGCCACATTGCCCTGAAAATTGGCATAAATGCACGGCTATGACTACAGTTGTCTATTTGAACAGCCTGATTTTGAAAGACTTTAAGATAATTTCTCGTTTCATGGAAGACCGATAGATTTTCATAAGGCCCGTTTTTTATGCGTCTTTCTAGTTCACTCAAGACAGTAAGTGATGAATTGGTCATTTCTCCTCCACAAGGGGGAGCAGGCGGGGGACTGCAATCCCCCACCGGCGCGGTGTTCGCGCACCGCACCACGGCCCCACGGATGTTTGCGAGACTTCCGTAGAGATATACCGCTACTCCGGTTGCCTGATCAGGCCGGAATGGTTGTATCTGGGGGCAAGCAATCTGACAACCGAAATGAGAAAAGAGATACGCTGTGGCCATTGCAATAAGCTGTTGGCCAAGGGTGAGGCTACGGACCTTGAGATCAAGTGTCCCAAGTGCAAAACGATGAATATCCTGAAGACCAAGAGCCTCAAAATTGAACCTCATGAAGGTCACACTCGTATGGAGAAACGATGTGGCTGTATTTCCCCCGAGATGTAATGGGCTCTCTTTGTGCTCTGGAGCAGGAGGGCTGGAGTTGGGACTCCATATCGCGGTCCCACAGTTTAGAACTGTTTGTTGGGTCGAGAGGGACGCATACGCTGCGTCCACTCTCGTGGCCAGAATGGAAGACGAGAGTCTGGATGAAGCGCCTATCTGGTCTGATATTACAACCTTCGATGCAGCTGCATGGCGCGGAAAGCTGGATATCTGCACTGCCGGATACCCCTGCCAGCCGTTCTCATCCAGCGGAAAACGGAGAGGGCAGGAAGATCCGAGGCATCTGTGGCCCCATGTCGCCCGGATCGCGGCAGAGGCTGAGGTTCCAATCCTCTTCTGCGAGAACGTTCACGGCCACCTCAGCCTTGGTTTCAAAGAGGTCAGAAATGACCTTCGCCATATGGGTTACCAAGTTGAAGCAGGACTCTTCTCAGCGTCAGAAGTCGGCGCGAGCCACCAGAGGATGCGCCTCTTCATTCTGGCATACACCCACAGCGAGTTGCTCCGGGACTTGGCCGGAGGTGCTGACGGGAAAGAATGGATGGGAGTTCAGACCGGGCGAACATCAGACGAGTATCGATGCTCAGGCGAGGGCTTGGATGGTCATGATGCAGCTGGGAGCCGTTCGGCCATTGAAGTTTGCGGAGGATTTGCCCCCAATCCGCATGATTATAAAGGCTGGCAAGAAGTCCTTGCCATTTCCCCTGATCTTAAACCCATGCTTCCTCGAGCTGCTCATGGGATGGCCAATAGGCTGGACAGACAGCGGCTCGCAGGTAACGGGGTTGTCCCTTTGGCTGCAGCTTATGCGTGGTCGACTTTGGTCGCTAATGCAACGAAGCAATTGAGATGAAAAAAGGCCCTCTTTCGGGAGGGCCAATTTCTCATTTTGAAATGGCAAAATTCTCAAATAGAGTGTCAACTTACATTTTGGGGCGGGTCAAAGAGAAAGGAGAGGGCAGAAGTGTCCTGTGCAGATGAATAGAGGACACAAAAAAGTGACCCCCGCCGATTTCTCGGCGGGGGTCTCAAAATGGCGGGGCTGGAAGGATTCGAACCTCCGACCAACTGGTTCGTAGCCAGGTACTCTATCCAACTGAGCTACAG